TACCTACCAGTTTGCGTGGGTGATTTGCTACTTGGCAGGCGCATATAAGAACTCAACCCTAAACCTTGAGGTCAATGGCCCCGGACAGGCAGTCATTAACGAGATGCGTAACCTTAAACGGCAGGCAACCGCTATGGGCGGCTCTGATGCTGCCAGCCTATACAACGTACTAGCCAATATGCAGCACTACCTCTGGCGGCGTAATGACAACTTTGGCGGGGTGTCAAATAGCATTGGGTGGGTGACTACTCACTCCAGCAAAGAGAGGATGCTCAATTACTTCAAGGATTATTTTGAACGTGGTATGTGTAACGTGTATGGCATAGATTTACTAGACGAGATGAAAGGTATAGTACGTGACCAAGGGACGATTGCAGCGTATGGAAGGGGAAAAGATGATCGCGTTATTGCTTCAGCGCTGGCCTGTGCAGCCTATGCAGAACAAGTACAGCCAAAACTCATTGCCCAAAGACTTACCCGCGTCAAAAAGGAAGCCCAAGACACAGCCGCCACAAATCCTGAAGGAGAGCAGGTCAGGAAACAGGTCAATAACTACCTCAAGGCACTTGGCTTTTAGGTATGGATACGGTACTGACTAAACAAGACATTATCCGCAGGCTTGAGGCCATGCGCTCCAAGCGTAAGCGTGGATTTACCATGAGGATGTTTGCCTCCTTTGCCGCCATAGGCTATCGGCACATGGAATCCATAACCCGTGACGGATCAAGCACTTTTACTGAATTGACGCAGCGCAAACTCAGTAAGGCGCTTTTAGCCTTGGAAAAAGGCGAGGCTGGCCCAAGAATTGACATTCTGGGGCGCAAGTTTATCGACTACCACCCAAGGGTTAAACCAGTTTTGAAGCGCGGAATGGGGTTAGAAATGACCCCCTCCGGCATCAAAATGAAGGTAGGAATCACCAATAAATACGATTTTTCTAAACCGCGACTTGATGACGCATTGAAAAAAAGGGGCTAATATGGCAGTGATGAACGACTATAAGTGTCCGGCTCACGGGTACTTTGAATCGCGTGAAGCGGTATGTCCTCATGGGTGTACCGATGTACAAGTGGTTTTCTTGCAGCCTGTAGGTATGACAAGTGATCGTACCAAGGGTAGCGACAAAACCCTTAAACAACTTGCACTGGACTTTAAGATGAGCGATGTGAAGTCTGTCAAACAAGGTGAGGCACAACCACCACGGTTTGCTAAACCAGATAATCCGTTTGCCCCACGATGGGGTTCTCCGGGTGATCTTGGCGGCTTTAACTTGCGCTCTGTCGGAGGCGAAAACGTATCCGGCATTGGAGCAGTGAAAGAAGGATCAAAACTTTCGGGGCCGCGTGTTGGCAGTTACATTGCCGACCATCAAAACTTGAAACTTGACAAATGAGAATACCTACCGACCCATTAGAACGCGAGATGTTTTACATGGACATCATGCAAAAGTGCATGGTGTCTATGGAAAGCAGACGCACAGAATCCGAAGGCTTGCGATCCTATTACCTCTTTGGCGCAGGGCCAGAAGAAGCGCCAGCACAGTATAACAAAATCTTCCCGCACATAGACCAACTATCTGCGTTTATGTATGCGGCAGATTCTACACGCTTTTCAATCAACATTGGAGCCAGTGAGTCTGAAGAGTATCAGCGCATGGTGCCTGTTTTGACTAAGGCGCTCTACGATTATTGGTTAAACAGCAACGCAGATCAGGTCTTTGGTCAAGCATTGAACTGGTCATTTTGCTACAACACCACCTTTGTAAAACCAGTTTGGCGCAACGGTATTCACCCGTACATGGTGGAACCCGCAGCCATTGGCGTGTTACGCGAAGACGTTCCGTACACGGATCGTCAAGAAGCGATGATTCAGCGCTACTACATGACCAAGAGCGAATTGTTCTCACGGTTATGGTCGCACCCCAAGCGAGATGAATTGGTGCGCCGCATCACGTTCTCTCAGCAAGAAACGTCTGACAATGCTTCCGGCATGGATCGTGTGATTACGTCTGCAACCAATCCTACCATCTACGGAAACATTAACTTAAACCTTACTGGCGTAAACCGCTACGTGCCGATGATTGCCGAAGACACGGTGATGATGCACGAACTCTGGATTTACGATGACGAGATTGATGACTACCTGTGCGTCACGATTGCTGACCCCAACGTAGTAATCTTTGATCGCCCATCCAAGATGATGTTCTTGGAAGGTGAAGTGCCGTTTGTTCAAATCTCTCCCAATCCACAGTATGACTACTACTGGGGACAGTCAGAGGTGCAGCGCTTGATCTTCTTGCAAGACATGAGGAATAAGCGCACCACCCAAATTATGCAGTTGTTAGACAAACAAGTAGACCCGCCCACAGTATTGCAAGGCTTTGGTGGCCTACTGGATGAGAAAACCTTTGCATTACGCCGTGCCGGTGGCCTATTGGCTAACGATATGCCCAACGGCAAGGTCGAACAGTTTGCTCCAGACATTCCAAATGACATATTTCGTGAGATTGCTGAGATTGATGCCATGTTTGCGGAGGCTTCAGGTATCGTTTCCGTTCTGCAAGGCCGGGGTGAAAGTGGTGTTCGTAGTGCTGGACACGCCTCCCAACTGGCTAGACTCGGCTCTTCACGTGCTAAAAAACGTGCTTTGGTCATTGAAAGCGCCTTGGAGAAACTGGCAACCCTGTATCTGAAGATGATGATGGTATATGACGATACCGTTTACATAGATGAAAAGGGTAATAAGTTTATAGCCAAGCAGTTTACCGATGATTTCACAGTGAAAGTGGACGCGCACAGCAATAGTCCAATCTTTATGGAAGACCAACGGGAGATGGCTTTCAGCCTGTATCAGGCCGGAACTATCAGCAAAGAGCGCTTGATCGAGATGATTGACCCGCCGATGAAGCAGCAACTACTTGAAGACCTGAAAAAACAGACTCAGACTGTACAAACGCCTCAAAGCCCTGAGATTCCTCAAGGCCAAGAGCCTATTGCACCTCAACCGGGAGAAATAGATGGCGGCCCTGCCTAACCAACCAGAAGGAAACCTCCGCAGCGGGGATCAGCCCCGCGCTACCGAAACTTCCATCAAAGATACTGAGCGCAGTATGGGAAGAATCTCCTATACACGCCAAGCACAGCGTGGAAACTTCCCCAAAACCTCATACGGTACACGATACATGAGGAAATCATAAGTGGCGAAAATGCAGTCACGCCCTTTTTTTTGGTTGACACTATAGTTTGTCTCAATTGAAAATCCGCACATCATAGGAACAGGACTACATATGGCTGTTTCAAGCAAAGAAATGATGGATATGCTCAAGTCTGAGCAACCACAACCAACACCGCCTCCCAATGAGCAGGCGAGTCAAACTGCGCCTATGCCTTCACCCATGACTACGCCTGAGCCACAGTCGGGAAACATGGAGCAGGCAAGGTTAAACGTAATGATGGCTTTGGATATGTTGCAAAACGCTTTGCAGACCTTTGGACTTCAGTCCGAAGAAGGCATGGCACTGCAAGATGTGGTCGGCAAAATCACAGCCAAGTTTGGTGAGCGCGAAAGCGATACACGCCAACTGATGCCAGCAGAAATTATGAACTTGATTCAAACCTTGCCGCAGGCGGGTGGTGCAACCCCTGAAGCAAGGGCAGTCGCAGCAGCACCAGCACCCGGAACTCAACAACCTCCATTACCTATTTAAGGAGAAGTAAATGGAACTCTTCAAACCCCGTGGAAACTTGGCTCCACGCCGACCCACAGATAACACCCAACAGAACGGTCAAATCGTCAACACTCCGCGCTTTGCAGAGTTTGGCGGCTTAACTGCTCCAAACAAAATCGGCCCCAAGAACAAAATGACTCTTGGTAAGCCGGGAGACGGTAAAAAAGTCATCTAATTGACAGAAAGGGGCTAACAAAATGTCATTAGAAAATTTATCGGTAGAAGCACAACAAGAGTTGGCAATGCTTGCAAAGACTTTGGCTGAAGACCCAAAGACGCGCAGATCATTTCTCCAACTTACTAAGCAAGTACGCCCAGATGTTCCAATCCCTGAGATTGAAATTGAAGAGCGTACTAACTCTGTCCTTCAGCAGGCCGAAGACCGTGTTAAGTCTTTAGAAGACAAACTACGGGCTAAGGAAGCCAAGGAAGAGTTAATGAAACGCCGCGATACCCTTGTCAAGAAGGGTCTTGTCGAGTCTGAAGATGAAATCAAGGAAGTCGAGAAGATCATGGTTGAAAAAGGTATTGCCAATCACGAAACCGCTGCTGAATACCATTCGTGGATGAAGCAAGCGGCAGCACCTACACCATCGCAGTTTCCGCAGCCTGTAATGTCGAAGTTTAATACCAAGGATTTTATGAAAAATCCGGTGGGTGCAGCGCGTGACGCGGCTCATGCAGCATTACAGGAATTTAGGAAAAATCCGAAGCCTATTGGCTTTTGATTTTATTGGTTTAGGGGCTTTTTTCTAGGAGATTAAAATGCCTATTGGCGGAGGAATTATACCGGCCTCTGGGAGTCAACAATACACGGAACTTACTTATGTAACCCGCCGTGCGTTTATTCCCAAGATGGTCGTGCAGATTTACAACTCTACGCCCCTCATGGCTGCACTGATCGCCAATAGTCAAACCGCTTCTGGCGGTGTGTCATCGGTGACGGTGCCCGTTCAGGGGTCGCAGTTTGTCAACGCTCAGTGGTCGGATTATTCCGGCTCCTTTGCACAGCCTAGCGTTCAGCAAGGCGCGTACAATGCTGAGTTTAACTTGAAGTTACTGGTGTCTCCCGTACCGTTCCTCGGTATGGAAGGTGCAGTACAGCAAGACTACGCAATCATCCCCCTCATCGAGGCTCGCATGAATGACGCGACCAACGTGATGATGGATGCTATGGCTACGTCCCTGTACACCAACACCAGCGACACACAACAGTTTACTGGCTTGCCAATTGCTGTTGACTCATCGGGTACCTATGGCAACATCAGCCGTAGCGCATACTCATGGTGGGCTTCCAAGGAATACGCTGCTGGCTCGGTTAACCCGACCCGTCAAAACGTACTCCAGTACATCTCAGGTACCGTTAAGAACTGCGCTGAAGTACCAACTTTCGGCGTTTGCGGTTTTGGTACTTGGACGCTTCTGGCTCAAGATTACGTAGGCCAAGAGCAGTACATGATTACTCCGGGTTCCGGATTTGATGGTGATGCAAACGGCCCACAGGCTGCGTTCCGCGCCCTGATGGTTGCTGG